TTGCGTCCCAGTCCCCAGCACGCGCCCCCCCCCCATGCCTCCCCCCCCCCGGTAACGAGCCACACCTCGCTTCCGGAAGTCGTAACATCCGCGGGCGGTTGGAAGATGAGCGGCTGCCGCGCGTCTCCGGGCGGGGCATTATAGTCAATGCCCTCGCTCGTCGTCTCGTGCGTCTCGTATCGCGCCGGTGAGTATATGCCGGGAGGCTTCGCGATGGCCGTAAACTCTAGGCTGCCGTCAGCGGCCTCAGTGACGGTCTTGATAACGACGACCTTCTTATCGATGCCGAGGCAGCGATCCGTGAGCGTCACGAGATCGCCCGGCTCCAATCGACAGTGCGCCCACGCTGTCTTAAACGTATACGCGTTCCTGCTGTAGAGGTTCCGAAGCGCCTGCTGCTGAGCGATGAGCTGCGCCCGTGCCTTGGTATAGACCCACGGAGCACTCAGCGTACTCGCGGCACGCAGCCCTCGCTTCGCAACATCGGAAGTAATCTCGAAGGATACCGTCTCCTTCTCGTATCCGTTCGCCCGATTTATGAACTCGACCGTAGCCTGGTTGTATGCCTCGCTGTTGTCCTTTCGTTCGAAGCGCACAAGCGTCCCGTCCGTCTGCGGGATGAAGTCGTCGGCTGTGAGATCGTACTGCACATCCTTATTTGCTTTCCAGCTCCCGACGTCACCGTCGGCGAGCGGTACAAGCTTGAGCTTATTCTGCGACCAAAAACCATAGGTGTTCGTCAACGTGCATATCGTCTCGACGATGCTCTGCACATTACCGCGCGACGTATCATCGGGCGGTGTGGAAAAGAGCAGGTCAGCGGCGGCGCAGTAGCGCCTAAAGTTATCAAGCGCATCAAGGTCGATGCTATACTCGTTGAATCCGACACCGTCGTTATGATCGGCGAGGATATGCAGGAGCAGGTCGGCGGGGTTCACGTCGACGCCGTCGCCGCTTCCCGCGATTGGATTCTTCACCTCGAAGTTATAGACCGGCAGACTTCCACTGTTACCGAGATCCACGACGCCCGCGAGATACGCCAGCCCGCTATACGGGAGCGCTCTTTCGGGATGCTTGCCCTTCATATACGACCACGGCTCTTGACCGTTGCGGCCGTCAAAGAGCGATAGGCCGAGGCCTTCGCCGGGATAGTTTAGCACCTCTTTGTTGCGCCACACTTTACCGATCCCCTGAATCGGTCCCGCGCAGAGCGCGATCGCAACGGCAACGGTGTACGTGTAATCGATGCTGACGGACTTCACGCCGCCGCCCTTCCCGCTCCGTTGCGTATGGCGGTGTTCGTACGCGGTAAAGTCTGTGTAGTCGATGATGTTGCCGCTGATACGCGTCGTACCGAGCACCTGCGGCACCGTTGCCCCGTATGTCGCGGAGTTGATTTGAAAGTCGGATATCTTGTCCGCCCTTGAGGTGATTGTCGTCTTGCCGAAAATCCCGCTCATGTCTTAAACCTCCATATGCCGGCGAGACGGCTGCGTCCTCGCCCGTCGAGAAGAAGCGCCTCGTCATTGTTGGACAGGATAACGCCGAGCCGTACGTAGGCGTGGATCACGCGCGGCCACGCGTCGACGATCGCACCGTGACTGATGCACCGTCCGAATTTATAGAGCGCGAAGTCTCCGGGCTGCGGCTCCCCCGTCACCGGTTCGCAGTACCGCTCGATAAATGCAAGGTACTTTTCCTCGCTCCGGTGCAAGTGCCATTCCTGTGAATATGTGCCCGTCTGTACCGTGCCGCGCTGTATCAGCCCCGCATCTTCCACGGCCGCGATCAACAGCTGACCGCAGTCAACGCCGACGCCTTTCACCTTTGCGCATCCTTCGTACGGCGTACCGAGCCACCCATACGCGGCATCGCGTATCTTCTCGCCCGCCGTCATAGGACGCTCTCTTTCTTCGGCACGTATGGCGTTGCGCAGTTCCGCACCCAGTTGTTGAATTTCTGCCGGCAGGTCTCGGGCTGCTTATCACAGCCCGGATAAATTTTTATGTGGTCGCCTGCCGCGGGGATCGCTTCTGCCGGTACGAGGATCTCTATGCGGCGTCCGTCATAGCTCTTTTTGACCGGGGACACCTGTCCTGCAAGCGCGCCGGTCAGCCACTCAACACCGCCCATGTCATAGTAGCCGGCCGCGAAGTCTACGCTGACCGTGAACATGACGTCGCTTTCAACCGTCTGCACGACCGCATCTTTTCGATATTTTTTGATATCAACGCCGCAGCGCGCGCCGTAAAGAGAGTACGGGCAGGACGGATAGAACTTGCGTGTCGGCCATGCAACATTGAGTTTCTGCACCTCGCTCTTGACCCAAAGCTGCAACGTCAGCCCGCCGCCCTGACGGATCTCGATACTCCCCGTAAACAGCGGAACCGTACCGATTATCGCGTTATCATCACCAAAGAACGCCCTCTTGAGCGTGAGCTCTCCGCCGTCAAGGCCGCCGTTATGCGCGATCTGCATCAACGGTTCGGTGTGGAGCTTATCGACGTCCGTGACGTACATCGTCACGTCAAGCTTGTCAACCGACATGCTCGACTGCAGCTTGATTTGATTTCGCACGAAGATAGGACCGTCATGACGGAACGTATGATTGTCGGCGATAACGTCGATATCAAAGTCGGTATAGTAAAGCCGCTCATCGTTCGCGAGCACGAACTCGTATAGATCGCACGAGACGTACCGCTGTCTTTCGTTCAGGTACTTCTGTAGAGTTTCATTGACTTCTTTCATCGCACCGTCACCAGCTTCATTGACTTCGATCTCCATATGTTGTCGAGGACAACCTCAATCGTGAACTTATCGTCGGCGAGGCGTACGCGCCAATAGTAGCCGTAGGACGCCGTCACCTTCGCACCGTTCGGCGGCGCGGCCGCAAGCGTGATGACGCCGTTATCGTCTGCTGTTGCCTCGACCTTCACGTCGTCGACCTTGACCTCGAGTGTGTCGGGCTTTAGGTCAAGGACAGGCTCCGCCCATGTGCCGAACCGGCGCAATGCTTGATACTTCGTCTTGGCGCCCGTGCCGACACCGAGCTGTATGCCCTGCTCCGCGTTGTGCTCGGGATCCGGCCATAGAAAAGGCTCGTACCTACCGCGCAGGCTCGCGAAGAATCCGTAGAGTAAATCGCCCGCCTCGGGCGTCAAAATAGAGTAGCTTGTCTCGATCGTCCAACGCGGATATGCCCAATTCGTCAAGACGCGTTCTTTGCCGCTGCCGGCTTCCTTCACCGTCGTTGACCATGCCTGCGCCTTCGTAGACTTCCACGCGATGCCATCAGTCACCGGCAGCACCTTTAATTTCATGCGAACACGCCTCCTCCCATGCTGAACTCTCTCGCGCTGTCGGCAAGGTAGCGCTTCAACTCCACGCCGCCACCCGTCTGCAGCCAGTGAGAAAAACTGCCGGCATCCATCGCGCTGACCTGCAACGTTACGTTGCCGCCAATCCCTTGCCCTGCGATCCCCTTTGCGATCTCGCCGAACGTATTATCATTGAGCGGCAGGACAGCCTCGGGGTGCTTGCCCTCGCCGATAAGTGCCAGCGTCGGACCGTAGGCGTATCCGCCCTCTGCCATCGCGCGGAACGGCGACGCGACGCCGAAGCCCGTAAACGATCCGCCGGCAAACGGGATGCCTGTTCCCGTACCACCGAGGCCACCGAAACTTCCGAAACCACCGAAACCACCGAAACCACCTGTAACGATCATCTTCGGAATTGCCGCGGCCCACCACGCGGCCGCCAATGTTGCCGCCTGCGCGGTGCCCGTGGCCGTTTCCTGAGCCTGCTGTTTTTTGGCAAAGGCAGCAGCGAGCACTTGCTGAATACGCCACTGAATATACATCTGGATCATCTGCTTGATGACACCGCCGAGGGCATCGCCAAGCGACTTTGTCCCCATAATGAAGTCCGTAATGGACTTGCTGAAGTTCTGCCGAAATTGCTCCATGATTTGAAGGGAAAATGCGCTGTAGCTTTCCTCCGCCGCCATACGCCAGTCATGATACTGCTGCATGGCCGCCTGTCTTTCTTCGAGACTTGCCATGAACGCAACATTCTCATCGGAGAGCGCCGCCTGATAACGTTGTATGTCCCCCTCGTCCATCGCCGCGCGCATCTCCGCCTCAATCGCTCTTGCGCGCGTGCTGTTCGCGAGCATCGTTTTATTGGCATCTTCTTCGATCAAGGTACGGCGCTTTGCGACCTCTTCCGCGGCGGCAGCCTCTGCTTCCTGCCGTTCGAGCAGATACCGCTCAGCCTCCGCAAGGATCACCGCGTCGCCCGTCTTCTCGGCATCAGTTTTTATCTTTACTGCTTCCTCAACGGATTTACGATACTGCTTCAGGAAGTCGTCAAGGCTCTGCTCACGACGAATCCGTTCCTCTTCGATCTGACTATAGACTGCCTGCGCCCCATCAAGCATACCAACTGAGAGCTGCCTCCCCGCGTTCGCGAAGTTATCCGCGAGTTCTCCGGAGGCTTCGGTCGCCCGTTTGATGTCATCGGTGATTTGCTCGATCTCACGCTGCAAGCGCTCTGCTTCGGCTTTGGCCTTGCGTGCTTCAGCCTCCGCGTCGTGTGCCGCGGAACGTCCGCCACCGCCATGACCCCCGCCTCCACCTGTAGGAATGTTGATATCGGGAACCGATGCTAGCGCGGTTGCTTCCGCGGCTCTCGCTTGTTCTGCTGCACGTTCTTCTGCTTCCGCTGCTTTTGCTTGTGCCTCAGCTTCTGCTGCGGCTCTTTTCTGTTCACGGATTGCCGCCAACTTCTCCTCGTTTGGATGTGCCGTCCCAGTGTCATATGCGTAATCATCTTCATCGATGTCAAATACTTCAATGCCGCCATCCTTCATCGCTTCATTTTGCGTATACGCAGAATGGGCAACAACAGCAACAGCAGCCGCCGCCCCAAGTGCGATAGCACCAGCCGCGGCCACTTTTGCCGCAATCGCAGCATTGCGCATCGCGACGAGTGCCGCAATGACGTCTCCTATGCCAGCGATCAGCGGCCCAAAGGTAAATATCAACGCGCGAATCCCGAGACCTAACCCGCCGATCGCGGCGGCCGGTTCTATCGCGGTG